TACAATTCATGCAGCAGAATCGGTTGGCCACTGTGGACGACTTTGTGAACTTCTTGGCCGACAAATGGAAGAACATAAAAGAGGAATTAGAGGAAGACAGCAGGCCTGTTTATCATCTGCCCCAACTCGTGCTGATCTTAGATCCACATTTTTATGAACGTATAGGCACAAGAGCACTTAATTCACGAGTGGTAGAACAGCTCTTAGATCGACTGAAAAGTATTACTCGAGAATTACACCAATATGAGATAGGACAAAAGATCTGGGTCAATAGTCCCAGTCTACGAGCAAAATTAGGTATGCGTAGGCAAATGGATCGCAATGGTAAGATGACTTATCTACTTAAAACTATTGTCAAAGATCCAAAATGGGACAATCCAGATCCTACTATCACAGTGGAAAACTTTGCCGACGGACGGAAGCCTGGGCGTAAAGGGCTAGCCAAGCGTGTTGGTGTTGACTGTCGGCAGCCTGTCGGTAAATTACGCAAGATTGCTAAAAACTCATCTGGTGAACGACAAAGAATGGCACATTGGTGCGCGAATATGAAGGCGGGCCGGAGTAAATAATTCATGCCTGAAAACTTTTCCCAAACCAATCTCGATTACAACAATCAGCTCAGTCCCAAGGCTTGGCAGAAAAACCGTCTACGACCCGAAGTAAGATACAAATTACTCAATGCAGCAAAGTATTTTATACAAAGTCTTAATGTTCCGGGGTTTAGACTAATAGATGTTGTTTTAACCGGCAGTATGGCCAACTATAACTACACTAGGTTTAGTGATTTTGATGTGCATGTGATAACTAACTATCAAGACTTAGACTGCGACGATCTAGCAGAAGAGCTTTATCGTGCCAAGAAATCCTTATGGAATGATCGTCATGACATTATTGTACGCGGTCATGAAGTCGAAATGTATGTTGAAGATCAGAATCAGCCCCCGGTATCTGCTGGCATATACAGTTTATTAGATGATCGTTGGTTAAAGATCCCTAGCTACAATCCACCAAAAATCAACGATGCTGCACTTAACAGCAAAATACAAGATCTTATAAAATTAATTGAAAAAACAATTCATACTGCCGATGATGCTGGTGATATCGAAAGACTGTCAAATAAACTAAGAAAAATGCGTCAAGCCGGATTAGATGCCAATGGCGAGTACAGTATAGAAAACTTAGCCTATAAGGTATTACGAAATTTAGGCTATCTTGATCAATTATATACAGTGTTTAACCGGGAACTGGACCAAGATCTAGGACTCTAATGCCTTGGTACATGCACCTTTATCATGCCAGCTGGGCAGCATTAGTTGGCACAATAGGTGTAATATTTGGGTTTTGGGCAGGACTAGCTTTACTGTGTCTTATAGTAATAGTATCAATTGCAATAAATACTTGATACCAACAACCTCTTACTATGAAATTATCCGAATTCACTCGCAAATCTGGCACCATACTTCTCGAAGGTGGTAATGTAGTCATCAATGATCAAGCAGCAGATCGTATTGATGCTAATGCTCGTAAACAGATTGTACCCATTATTGACTCGTCACTAGCAGCAATTAATAATGCTTTTGCTCAGTTTTCGGGACAGCCACTTTGGCAACCACAATTATTAGCTAATCGTAAATTCCTTAGTGGATCGGCTTTTCATTTTTTTGACAGAACCAATATTTCCGATTTAAAGTTTGTTGCAGCCAAACCCACAGTAGGTGACATTGACACGCAGGTTGATGTGGACATGCGCGACGATATCATATCCTGGCTTAAGCAATTACCTAGAGGGTCACGACTAGGCGACGCAGTTTATGTAGGATTTAAGGACGACCCGCTTGCTTTAGGTGGATCGCAGTTGATTACTTTATGGAATTTTCCCGGCATACAAGTTAAAACTCGGAACCCTGATGGATCCCAAACTGTACGAGGTTGTAATGTACAGATTGACTTGGAATTAAAAGAGTTTGAAACTGCTGCTGACGGCGACTACCGCACTCCCACAAGATGGAGTCATTTCAGTGCCAGTAGCTCTTGGCAGGATTTATCAGCCGGTGTCAAAGGCGTATTTCACAAATACCTTATCATGGCTTTGACCAAACTCACTGAACAAGATATCGTAGTGCGTAAGCCAGTATATAATCGTCGTACCAAAGAATATGACAGCTATAGCTATAGTGAACCCAAGCGTGTGCCTATGTATACTTTTGCTGTGGGCAGTCGTGAAGGTGGTGGTCTAAGACCCACTTATATTCCTGTCACCGACAGTCAAGGGCGTCAAGAGCAGCAAGATGGATATCCTGTATACGATCAAGCCAAGACCACAGGTTACATACGCGATGTTGATCGTATCTTTGCTAACATATTTGGTAAAAGAATCAAAAAGAGTGAATTAAAGAAAATCAGTGCCAGCTTTGATTCATTTACTGGGTTACTAGATGTCATGCGTCGTTACTTAGATCGCGATGAACAACAGCGTGTTTCGGATAAGTTTAGAGAAAAGACTATAGGCAATGACGAGATTGGGCGCAGGGCACAGGAGTTATACAAAGGCGACCCCGACAAAGATCGCAGTGAAAAAATGACTGCGTATAATTTATTAATGAAAACTCTAGGCACACAACCACCTAATGGCTTTGATCAAATGTTGAAAGATTACTATTCAACTTATGATAAAAAGACATCAGAAAGCCTTGTTGAAGCTGATCCTGTGCCTGATTATGCTAGAAAAGGCATACAACACATATATAATCGACTACCAGATGGGCGTGTAAGCAGCATGGAAATGCGTGACCGTGACTTTTTGGAATTAGTCAAAGAAATAGACAGTGAGGGTGGCACACTAGATAGCGCACAAATAACTCTAAAGGTTGACGGAGCAGGCATACGATTTGGCCGAGACATCAGCGGAAGACCGTTTTTTATGACTAGTCGTGTTACAGAACCTTTATACGCCGACGACATGGGTTATTTTGAACGCTATGGAAAATCACAAAATCAATCCAGCGAACAACTTGCTCGTACTCGCAACTATGACCAAGCACTCAGCGCCATAGTCAACAGTGACTTTATTAAACAATTGCCTAATGACACAATTGTTCAAGCTGAAATGTTATATACACCCATGGCCCAAACTGTTGATAACAACCAGCTAAAATTTGTTAATATACCCTACGATCAAAAACGCCTGGGTTCTGAAATGACTTTGATACCGATTTCGGTTCGCAGGTTCAGCACTGGTCAAGACTTGCCGGATCAGGACAAGATCATAAAAAAACTTATCAACAAGTCAACATCAGAAATAAAAATCTTAACAAACAAGCTAGAACATCGCGGCATTAATGTCAGTAAAATTATTGAACCAGTAGTTAACTTACCACAGACGCTTACCGGTGCATTATTCAGCAAAGGCACAACACCAGAAAAAACTCGTGTCAAAGAGATATTAGATCAAGTTCGGCAACAACTAAGTCAAGCCATAATTGATAGTCCGCGCCTTAAAGGTAAAAATATGTTAGGCCCTGACATGGAAGGTATTGTTGTAAACTTTCCCAGTGGCAGAATAGTCAAAGTCACTAGTCCACAAATGAAGTCGGCTATGGCTGCTAAATCTCTTGCACCTCAGCCCAGCGCCAAGACTGCTACTAAAACGGCTGTGGTGGCTATAGGTAATTTTGCCGGACATAGGGGACATGAAGATTTAATTAATTTTGCTATCCGCAAAGCTAAAGAATTAAACGGAACTCCATTTGTCTATGTTGGTGCCAAAGTTGGCGCAGATGATCCCATTGATGTTGAAACCAAATTACAAACACTGCATAAGTTATTCCCGGGAGTGAATATCAGTGCAGTAGCGAATCAAGTCAGTAGCAGTGGTGAAGTCACTGCGGGCAATCACATGAAAAAGATCGAATACGAACTAATCAAAAAAGAGCCCAACTATAACAATATTGTTATCACTGTAGGCAGTGATCAAGCCGCTAGCATGGCACAATGGGCTAGTTCATTACAAAAACGCTTTGCAAAGTTTCCACCTTTAAGCCATGTTCGAATCAGTGTTGACAGTATCGAGCGTGACACTGAAAAAGGTGGAAGTGGTTTTAGTACCACTGAACTTCGCAACGCTTTGAAAAACATGCCCGATGATCAAGCCTATCAGGTATGGAGTCGTGCTTATAATGTAGGGAAACTGGGAGAAAAATGGATTAGGCATCTCATGTCCATAGCTAGACAAAATATGGGTCTTGCTAAAAGTACACCCGCAGAACCCAAAACTTCTAGATCCGATCAAATTGCTCAAGAAGCCGCACGCCAGTTTCAGCCAAAGTTTACAGGATATTTTCGCGGTAAAGATCGCCCACCGGTTGGTCGTCGCTTAGTTGGAAGTGAAAGCATTGAGCGTGAAAATATTCAAGTAGGTGATCGTATAAGAACACTGAATATGTCTCGTAGTGGTATTGTAGAAAGTATAGAATTATATAGACCATTCAACAGTCTGGCAGTATATTTCCGTACAGAAGATCAAGAATTACTGCGTACTCCGATCACGAATGCCATGCGTATTCCCTTAAACGAGATCGGTGGCGTTGCTTCTAATGCTAATTTTGTACCATCAGGCGAATACAAAAATTATCCCTTGTATGTTAGTCGTCAACCTTGGAAAAACCGCTATATTGCTGTTACCGAAATCGGCAGAGAAGAATACAAAGAAGCCGGTGCAACACGAGCAGCAGCTCTTGATGCTATACGAAATCGTATTGACTTTTTTCTCAATGCTCAACGCAAAGTCGAAGCCGGAGCCAGCATAGATTTTAACAAAAGATTTGTAACAGACATACTAGCAAGTCCTAGAGAAAAGTTCTTTGCCAAAATAGCCAACATAGATGGTCAGCCCAAGTTGGTTATTGCTGGAAGCGAAATGCTGACATTTGGTCGAGAGCTAGCCGAATTAGGATTCAAGCCCAGTGCTTTGAGAATAGATCCCGAAAATCCCGATGCTACACCATTACCCGGCATTGGGTATACCAAGAATCAAATAGCCGGACTGGGACTGATTGCCAATGGTAGATATGTGATCGGAAACATGCAGACTGACGCAGATGGCAATCGTGTGTTTGATTTGAAATATGACAGCACTGTACATACCAAAAGTGATAAACTAAGATTGAATCAACCTGCACTTACTGTAGGCACTAGACGAATAGAGGCATAATATGGAAAACTATATTGATGACAATGAAGCATATTATCGTTTAACACATCGCTGCGGATGTGGATGTTTTCATCACTGCGGTAATGAATGTCACACTGATGGATGCAATTGCCAAGAATGTTCCTGTAACGATTGTGTTGACAAACATATTATCAAAAGCAATAACTAATGAAAAACTATATACGGATCGTTGAAGCTGCGTCTCGTGGATGTCCTAGAGCCACACACGATCTTGATCTTAATCTTAAAAATCGTCAACGAGCCATAGATGAGTACCATTATGGTCCAGCCAATCCTAACAAACCAGAATCTTATTGGCAGCAAGCAGCCAAAAGATGGAACATAACAGAAAAAACTGCTCAGACCATGACCTGTAGTAACTGTGCTGCATTTGATGTAAGTGACAAGATGTGGGCTTGTATTGAAGCCGGTATCAAAGGCGACGACCAAGCCACAGATGCCATGGCCACTATACATCGAGCCGACTTGGGATACTGTAATTTCCTTCACTTCAAATGTGCAGGGACTAGATCATGCACCGCTTGGATCACCGGTGGCTCAATTGATAATCGAGATCGAACCAAGTAATCATACCGATTGTGTAAAATCATGTTCGAGTTTTCCGAAATTGATTTTGATATTAAGTCCGTAGTTGACACCGTGATTGATGACATCAACTTTGATCAGCCTGACGCAGTGGATTTTTTTGACAAAGACGGATACGAATTAACCAAGCTAGAACAAACTTACTATCAAACACAAGGGTTACCGGTCATCAAATACACTGCCAATCACCCCGGTCTGTTTCAACCCTGGATCACTGTTGAGCATGATAACTTATCCATTGATCACAGTTGTGCCATGCTGCGTTGTGCTTTTGATGGTCCAGCTCGTCAACAAATTACCAAACACCAACATCGCAATGCGCGATTCGGTTGGTTATTGACCTGTAAGCCCAAATGGGGTTTGGACTTAAACATAGATTACTGTTGTAGTGATTTTGCCTTAGAAGTCATACATTTAGAAATTGACAGCAACACGGTTGACAACATCACTGACAGTCGAGACCGTATTGAAGATTTTGTCAAAGCCATGGACTGGATTGATGCCGCACACCGAGTCTGGCAACTACGGGATCAATGGCAACATCTTACTGGTTGGTATGCTCAAGCTCACTGGAAAGCCAAATATTTTGGCTTCGAACGCCCTTGGTACTAAATAATTTTATTAAAAGTTTTCCTTAGGACCGTCCTAGTTATCTAGGCCTAAGGCGTCGGGCGGCTGCTGCCCTGTTGATCCAACCTCCGCTACCACCCCGGATCAGCTAAAGTGAGCATTCTCCTATATTGTAATTGCCAGTCTTATACTGTATAATACATTTTTATCTAAGGAGACTCTATGAGTAGTCGAATGTTTAGTGCCGAGCAAAAGGCCAAGCTCACAGCTATCATTAATGAAGGTATTCAAGTCATGACCGAAATTGATGATCTTAACGCTGGATTAAATGACACTGTCAAAGCCATTGCTGAAGAAATGGAAATCAAACCCAGTATTCTAAAAAAGGCCATACGCATTGCTGCCAAAAGTAAACTAGGCGAAACCAATCGGGACAATGAAGATCTAAATACTATTTTGGAGACTGTAGGTCGTACTCTATGAGTTATGTTGACGCACTGTTTAGTCGCGACGACAATCGCATTTATGTGGTTGAACGAGCCGAAGGACAACGTCTGTATCGAGAGTATCCAGCTAATTATGTGTTTTACTACGATGATGTTCGTGGTAAGTATCGTACAATATATGGTACTCCGGTCAGTAGATTTAGCACACGAAATTACAAAGAATATAGCCGTGAACTCAAAGCCCATAGTGGTAAGAAACTCTGGGAATCCGACATTAAACCAGTTAATCGCTGCTTAGAGGAAAACTATCTAGGGAAGCCTGCTCCACGATTACACACTGCCTTTTTTGATATTGAGGTTGATTTTGATCCTGTGCGGGGATTTAGTCGCCCCGAGGATCCATTCAATCCCATTACTGCAATTACTCTGTATCTGGATTGGTTAGATAAGTTAATCACACTGGTAATACCTCCGCGTTCTATGTCATGGTCATCAGCACAAGAAGCCATTGCCAAATATGACAACTGTTTTTTGATCGAGCGTGAAGAAGATCTTATTAAAACATTTTTTGACTTGATCGAAGACGCTGACATATTAAGTGGTTGGAACTCGGAAGGCTTTGATATTCCTTATATGGTCATGCGTACTAAGCGTATCTTGAGCAAGGATGATACTCGTAGATTTTGTTTATGGGATCAATTTCCCAAAGAACGCACATTCGAGCGTTTTGGTGCCGAACACATAACTTTTGATCTCGTGGGTCGTGTGCACATGGACTATATGCAACTGTATAGAAAGTACACATACGAAGAACGCCATAGTTATAGCTTGGATGCCATCGGTGAATACGAACTAGATGAAAGGAAAATACAGTACGAAGGTACATTAGACCAACTATACAACAGAGATTTCACAACATTTGTGGATTATAATAGACAAGATACCATGTTGTTGGCTAAACTAGATCGAAAACTTAGGTTTCTAGATCTAGCCAACGAACTAGCACATGATAATACTGTACTACTACCCACTACCATGGGAGCTGTAGCAGTCACAGAGCAAGCAATTATCAATGAAGCCCATAGCATGGGGCTAGTAGTTCAAAATAGGAGAAATCATGATGGTGACACACAAGCGGCAGGTGCCTATGTTGCTTATCCCAAAAGGGGTATGCACGAATACATTGGCGCAATCGACATCAATTCGCTATACCCGTCAGCGATCCGCGCTCTTAACATGGCGCCAGAAACAATCGTTGGACAATTGCGACCCACATACACAGACCGATACATAGCTGAAAAAATAGACTCGGGCAGTAGTTTTGCTGATGCATGGGAAAACATATTCGGTAGTTTAGAATATACCGCAGTAATGGATCAAGAGCCTGGACGCGAAATCACTATTGACTGGGAACAAGGTGGTTCCGACACTATGATGGCTCGTGATGTGTTCAAACTAATCTTTGAAGGGCGTGAGCCTTGGATTTTAAGCGCAAATGGAACTATCTTTAAATACGATACCAAAGGCATTGTACCGGGCTTGCTTGAGCGTTGGTACAGTGAAAGAAAAGAGCTACAGGCTAAGAAGAAAGATGCTACGACTCCTGAAGACAAGGCCTTTTGGGACAAGCGACAGTTGGTTAAGAAGATTAACCTTAACTCACTATATGGTGCTATTCTTAATCCTGGATGTCGCTTTTTTGACAAGCGTATTGGTCAAAGTACAACCCTAACTGGGCGTGTAATTGCTAGACACATGGATGCTCATGTCAATGAGTGTATCACAGGTGAATATGATCATGTGGGTCGAGCTATCATATATGGAGACACAGATTCGGTATATTTCTCTGCGTATAATGTGTTTAAAGAAGAAATCGAAGCTGGACGTATGCAATGGGATCGGGATATTTGCGTAAGTTTATACGATACCATAGCCGAAAATGTAAATGACTCATTCCCAGGGTTTATGGAGCGTGCGTTTAATTGCCCTAGAGACATGGGCTCACTTATTCGAGGTGGGCGCGAGTTGATTGCTAGCAAAGGCCTGTTTATCAAGAAAAAGCGATATGCTGTGCTGATATATGATCTTGAAGGCGCTAGACTTGACACTGACGATAAGCCCGGAAAAGTCAAAGCCATGGGCTTGGATCTTAAACGATCAGACACGCCTAAGGTAGTACAAGACTTTCTCAGCGAAATATTGTTAAAAGTATTAACAGGTAGTCAAGCCAATTATGTATATGATCGTGTACGCGACTTTAAAACCGAATTTCAAAAGCGACCGGCCTGGGAAAAAGGTACACCAAAGCGTGTAAACAACCTTACACATTACGGGGATTTAGAAGCCAAAAAGGGTCGTGCTAACATGCCCGGACATGTTAGAGCTGCACTAAACTGGAACACTCTGCGTCGTATGCACTCAGACAACTACAGCATGGCCATAGTTGATGGTATGAAAACCATTGTATGCAAACTAAAGCCTAATCCTTTGGGTTATACATCAGTTGGTTACCCCACAGACGAAACCCATATCCCTGATTGGTTTAAACAGTTGCCATTTGACGATGGCCTAATGGAAGATACCATTGTGGATCAAAAGGTTGAAAACTTGTTAGGTGTGTTAGGGTGGGACATATCCGATCATACCAATATCAAAAATACCTTTGATCAGTTGTTTACTTTTGAATAGATAATGGCTTGAACGATCTAAATACATTTAGTATAATATTACATTAATAAAGGAATTTCAATGAAAGATGCATTGCATGACATAGTCAAATATACCAGTGGCATTGGGGTTGAGCTAATCAAAGTCACCGGAGATCATAATGAAACCATTATAAATGGTCTTGCCGAAGATAAAACTGTGATACTTGACGCCAAGTTCCACAATATCATACCAGACTTCCAAGG